CACTACAACGACCCAGGCCCCGCGCAACTGGCTGGGTTTTGCTGATGGTGGGGTTGTTGGCCCCCGAACTTTCAGCCAGCTAGGCATTGGCGGCATGGGCTATGTCCCCGCTGGCGATCTTCCAGTTGGCCAATTGATGGTTGCCGATCCGCCAGATCAAGAGCAGGGTAAGGGCACTGAAGAAGTCATCAACCTGATCACCAAGTTTATGGGGGCTGCCCGTGGTGGCGTTATTGATGGCCGCCATGGCTATGCCCCCGGTGGTGTATCCGCGCCACCTCCCGTGTGGAACCCAATCACGCGGAAATACGAGGCAGCACCTGAAGCCACTGACGTTGTCGCCCCAGCCACACCCCCCGCTGGCGGCGTTGTTGCCCCAGTAACCCCAGCCGAACCCCCGGCTGGTGGCGTTGTCGCTGCTACAACCCCTGCCACTGGTGTTGTTGCGCCAGTAACGCGCCGCCCCGAACCAACCCCGACAGGTTGGGATACCTTCGGGCCTCAAGTGTCGCAGCGCGAAAGCGGTGGCGATCCCAACGCACTTTTGAACTTCTCCCAGCGTGAAGGCGGTCCGTTTGCTGGTGTGAACGTTACCGACATGACCGTTAATCAGGCAATCGAATTTGCCAAGCCGGGCGGCCCATATGCAAACTACAGCCGTGATCAGGTTGGCCGTGTCGCCACCCCAATGGGCGAATACCAGATCGTTGGGGCCACGCTGCGGCAGGCCAGAGACGACATGGGATTGACGGGCGACGAGGTAATGACGCCTGAACTTCAAGAACAGATCGCCCAACACCTTTACAACAACTATGGTGAAACGCCGTGGGCCGCATCGGCACCAAAGGACGGCTTGGGTGGCGCAGACCTGAACACGCAAATTATGACCATGAACGATGGTGTTGCTGGGGGCGGTAAGCCCTACGAGGATCGCAACTTCATTGGAAAGTTCTTCCATAACCGCGACGGCAGCATGAACTCCAATGCGATCATGTCTTTGCTGGGTGGTCTTGCCAAAGGGGCGGAAGCCCAGACGATCTCGCCGTTGGGCGGTATTCTTGCTGGCCTTGGTGGCGGCATGGAAACCTATAAAGAGCTTCTCAAGCAAACGCCCGAAGTTATCAAGGCAAACATCGAAAACACCAACGCCCTGCAAACGTCCTTCATGCGGGCTAAGGAGCTTGGGTATCCGGGGACCATTGAGGAATTTGCCAAGTCACAAGGATGGCAAAACAGCCCGTTTAATAACGGTAGTGAAGTTGGTGTTCAGCGCGTTCCGCCATATATGGGTGTTGCCCCCGTTGACATCTACGGCAGCGGAAGCAACGTTCCAATCCCGATCACGCACATAGATGGCACAACGCATAGCGTTCCTGCGGGATCGACGTACGGCTACCTAATGCAACGCCGCGATCTTCTTACGTCCACGGCAGGCTTGCAGTTCCCCGGAGCGCAAGACCAGATCAACGCTATTGACCAAAAGCTGGAAGCTATCCGAAAGGCAAACGGCTACGTTGTCGCCGCAGATGGAACGTCTGTGCTTGATCCGTCCTTTTCTGAAAACCAAGATGCAAGCATAAGCCGCGAAACCAAGAACGTACTGGGCATGCAGATCATTGAGCAACTTCCCGAACGGTCTGATATGTACCAGCAAAGCACGTCAAGCTTTGACCGTATCGCCCAAGCCTATGGGACGATTGGTTCTTCTGGCATGTCAATGGGTCCGGCCACGCAAGTGTTTAAGGAAGTTGGGACGCTCATGTCTCAGTTGGGCCTTCCGTTTAACAGCAATGCCACCGACGCATGGGCTGCGATGGATACCATTGGTAAAGAGCTTGCTAGTGAACTGACACGTCAGGGCGTCAACCTTAGCGACAACGCAAGAGACTATATGAACGGTTCCTTGCCAAATATCACGCTACAGAAGGCTGCAATTGCTGAAATTCTGGCCGCAAGGGAAGCGTTGCTGGAACGTGAGGGCAATACCCTTGAAGCCATAAATTCGGCTGGCGCTAACCCGTCTGCAATGTACGACGCAGACTTTACTGGGCGACAGCAGCCCGTGGAATGGGAAGACAAGCTTGAAAAGTACAAAAAGCTTCTGGGTATTGATGAGGAAGCAACCGCGCCTGCGCCGGGGGATATTGCGGATGGTTCCACCCTTGATTTCGACGACGGAAGAAACCGGGTCACGGGTACATGGAACAACAACGGACCACAAGGCCCTGCATACTACGGCCCAGACGGCACTTACCTTGGCACACAGTGAGGATAGAAAATGACTTGGACCTCAATTCCCGGGACCGCACAGCCTGCCAACCCTCCCGCTGCTGAAGCAACGCCGCCAAGAACATACAGATCGGTGCCCGGAACAGAAAACCTTCCGCCGAGCAATTCGATCTTTTCTTCGACCAACAACCCACGGCCCGTTGATATGGGGGGTGATCCCGTAATTGGGGTACTGCGTTCGGCAACACGCGGCGTCCTTGGCGAAGGGGTTCCTGCGCTTGTGAACGCTCCGTCAGCAACGATAAACTTGGCCGGAAAAGCGGACAAGTTCATTGACCCTTACATGCCGGAAATGCTGAAGACCAAAAACATAGACAAGGCAATTGACACCTATCTTCCGTCTTGGCTTTCGTTCCTAAAAAGCAGCGAAGAGATGCCCGATCTCTACACGCCAACTAAGAACGCAATGGCAAAGCTGACGATGGGCGAAAGCGAATATGAACCCAAGAACCTTGTCGAAAAAGGTGTTGCCCGGGTTGGCTCCTTTATTCCTGCCGCTGCGGCTGCGGTATTGACAGGTGGCGCTACGCTTCCCGAAGCTTTGATCTATGGCGCAGCCGCCCCCGCTGTTGCGGGCATGGTGGCGGAACCCGCTGGAACGGCGCTGGCCACAAAGCTTCAACTTGAAAACCCGGAGGCGTATGGCACTGGGGCGCGGATCGCTGCGGAAATGCTTGCCCCCGCTGGCGTAAGCCGGGTAGGCCGGATCGGGGCGAAACCGTTGCCGGGTGCATCTGACCGCCTTAATGACCTGACCGAGCTTAACAACCTTGGCATCGAAACAACCGCAGCCCCATTTCACCCCGCTGGCATCCAGAGGGAAGCCGCATACGCACGGGAAGCCGCTAACCCACGCCTTGCTGCGATCCACGGCAAGCAGGATGAGATGTTCACCCGCCATATGCTGGATAATGTCGGCATCGACGGCACCACCTCGGCTAAGTACGGCTACGGCGACGTGTTGACGCCAGACAACATGAAGAAAACCTTTTCCGAAGAACTTGATGCGGTGGGGAAGGGCATTGGAAGCATTTACGAAAATGCAAACATCCAACCAACTTTAAACGACATTTCTAGGCTACGCCAAATCCGAACCGACTTCGGTTTGCCGCCACCAATCTATGGGAACATGTTTGGGAAAGACCTGCACTTAATCCGCCAAGACCTGAACGACATCATATCGGGCGCACGTCCAGTGTCGCGTCAACTTGTTGATGATGCAAACAAGGCCCGCGATGAACTGGATGCCATGTTCGCAAGGTCCGCTGGTGCAGATACTGCCGACGCGCTAAAGGCGGCCAATGACAGATTTGCTCGGATGAAGATCATTGAGCAATCTTTTGGAGATAGTGGCCTTGTGGACCCGAAGCGCATGGTGGCAACCATTTCTTCGGCGACGGGTAACCCGGGTTCCATGCTAAAGGTTTCCGAGCTTGCAAAGAACTATCTGATCCAAAACGGCATCAGACCCACTGCTGACGCCATGCAAAAGGTCATAGGCTGGCTTGTCACTGGCGGTGGCGGCCTTCTAAGCGGCGGGATTTCATCTATCGGAATGGGATTTGGTTTAAAGCCTGCGCTTATTGGTGCCGGAACAGCCGGGCTGTCCTTGCTTGGCCGTGCTGCCTATAACGCTGCCAAGAACAGCAAGCTTGGTACGCAATTAGGTCAAAACATATCGCGCAGGCAGGGCATCTATGGTGACGTTCCTATTGCCCCCATAACCGCACCCGCTGCGATAACCGAAACCGGGAACTACATTGAGCGCCTCGCCCCCTACAAACGCGGTGGCCGCGTGTCTTCCCACGAACATGCGGCAGACCAGTTGGTCAAGGCCGCAGAACGTGCTAAGAAGGGATGGAGCGCCAAAACCGAACCGCTGCTGAACCAGAGCGATGACGCGGTGGCCTACGCCCTAAAAGTTGCGAACAGGAGCATTTGATGACCACGACCAACAAGAGCCTTTCAGAACCCGCCAACGGCTCTCTAAACTGGGACACACCCCTGAATGCTAACTTTGGAATTATTGACAGCGCATTTGGCGGTAATGTGACTAAGACGGTTACGGGTCTAACCACCACGCAAACCCTCGCCGCAGCGGACTATCAGAACCTAATCATCATATTTTCTGGGGTGTTGTCGGCCAACCTGATCTATCAGGTGCCATCGGGTGTTGGCGGCCAATGGCTGCTTATCAACGGAACAACGGGGGCTTTCACGCTGACGTTTCGCACGGCAGCGGCTGGCACAACGGTTGTGGTGCCAACAGGATACAACGCCACGGCATATTCGGACGGCACCAACGTTTATACCGAAACATCTTTGACCAGCCCAATCATGTCGGCCCCGACAACTTCTGGAACGATCACAATTACAGGTGGAACGCAAAGCTGGACCGTTATCGCATCGGGAACAAACCTGACTTTTGCCTATAACGGCGTCAATAAAATGCGCTTGGACAGCAGTGGCAACCTGACCGTAACTAGCAACGTCACGGCCTACGGAACCATTACATGACCTTACCAAGTGGAACGATCTCATTATCTCAGGTGAACACAGAGCTTACTCTGTCTGCCACGGCTCTTATCAGTTTGAATGACGCCGCTGTCCGCTCCTTAGCTGGTGTGGCAAGTGGCGCGATTAGCATGAGCGACCTTCAGGGCAAGACATATAATTTTACTTTTAGCATCTCCGCCAACGCCGCAAACGTAAACTTGCGGACAGCGGCTATCGCGGCAGGCTGGAACCAGACGATCCCAGTCGTCGCCACTATTGAAACAGGCGTGGTTATATCTTCCAGTTCGACAGCAACGGACGCACTGACAATAAACGGCGCTTGGGCAGGGGGCGTCACGCTGGTCAATAACGGGACCATTGTTGGCAAAGGCGGCTTGGGCGGTAGCGGTGGATCAGGAGTAGATAGTGCATCCGCACAGGCAGCGGGAACCGCTGGCGCGCCAGGCGGGCGGGCGCTCTTGGTTTCGTCGGCAGTCTCCATCAACAACACCTCTGGCGTCATAGGTGGCGGTGGCGGCGGTGGAGGCGGTGGCGGTGCAGCATATACAACAGGCACTTACGGCCAACAAGAAAATACCTATTATTGCTACACATCAGGCGGTGGCGGTGGCGGCGGTGCGGGCGCTGGCGGCGCTGGGGCAGCGGGGTCTGGTTCTGGCGGCACGGATAACGCAGGGAATACAGTGGCAGTCGCAGGAACAGCGGGCGGCGCTACTACCGCAGGGGCGGGTGGCAATGGCGGTGTTAGGCAGACCACTAGGAACAGCGTTCAGGGCGGAGGGAATGGCAATGGTGGCAGCATGGGCGTAGCTGGCGGCGCGGCTGGGGGGTCGAGTGGAAGTGGGGATAGTAACTACTTGGGATCAAACGGATCAGGCGGCGCAGCGGGCGCGTGCTTGTCTGGCAACTCAAATATCACTTGGATAGCATTCGGATCAAGATTAGGGGCAATAACATGATCACTTACGAAGTCACTGAGGTTTATCCCGACACGAAGACGATGCTAATCGTTTATACGTCGGAAAAATACGGCACGATGACTGTCGGTGCAAGGATGCCGTGGGAAGGCGAAACTATAGAAGGCATTGCGGCGATGTACTCCCCGCTGCGCTATTGGGTTGAGCAAACGCTTGCTGTGGCGGCAGTAGATGTTGGGGCTACAGGCACACTTGAAGCCTAAGCTTCCCTGTCGGCCTTGATCTTGCCGATGTGCATGGTGTTCAGCAACATCAAGCCAACGCTGTAGAACCCCGCGTTGTCGGGCTTGCGGTAGAACTCTTCCGCAATGATGAAATCGCGTTCGTTCAGGTCTTCCAAAAGCTCTTCTATGCTGCTGACGGGGTATTCGCAGATCACTTGGTGGACCAGTTCGCCCTTGCGTGAGGGCATGTTCATCGTAATCAGTAATCTCATCGACGGAATAACCTCATAATTTCGCGTTCCAGATGGGGCCGGATCAGGGCGGGTGCCCGATCCAGTGCCGCACGACGCGCATCCTTGGTTTTTAGCCCAAGAATAGCCTTTGCGCCATCATAAATGTATTTGCTGCACACAGACTGGATCCCGGGGTCTTCGTCAGCCAGTTCCGCCTTGCCCATCAGCACAGCCTGTATGCGGTCGCTGGGCCGCCTACCGTGCCATATAGGCATGTAGGGCCTCCCAAGCTGCGTCTACCCCCAGGGCAACGCAAACATAGCACCCAGCGGCCTGTGCGGCCCGCAGGTAGGCAAGCTGTGCCGTGCGAAGCTCCGACTGGGTGTGGTCGCGGCGCTTAAGCTCACAGATGAACGTGGGAGCGCCGGGGATGACGATGTCGGGTGCGCCTGTGGTCATGCCCTCGGCCTTGTGCGTGGCGGCTGTCAGGTGGTCGCGCTTGCCCTCGTTGCGGACGTGGAACGCGATCAGTCCCAGCGTGTCGGGATACTCGCGGCGGAGGCGGTTAAAGAAAGTGACCTGCTCCAAAGCTTCCTTTGGGCAGGCCCCACGGTAGTCAAGGTCGCCAAAAATTCGGATGTCATTGGGGAGGTGCATCAGCGGGCCTGTTATAACCGAAGACGCGATAGTACGTCGTTTCGGGGTTCAGTTGATAAGTAATGGTCTTGGGCTTTTCATCGCCCAATGCCTCCATCGCTGTCAAGTCACTGGTGCCATAGCTGTTGGTCGGTTTCTTCATAATCCAGTACGAAAACGACCGATATTCCGTCACCACGTCGATCTTCCACGTTTCCTTGCCGCTGCGGGCAATGTGGCTGCGCTTGTCCCATGTGACAACGTTATCGGTCTGCTTGCGCGTTGGGTCTTTCTTCATCGCCTTAAATTCAAGCCGCAGCTTGTCGTTCGGGTTGATGATCTCTTCCTTGCAGGAGGTGCAGTACCGCGCAGAAATGTCGTTCTCGGCCTCGCAATGGGGGCAGGGTTTGAACGTCCAGCGGTAGGTGCATTGGATGCGATCCCCGGCAATGGTGGTCTTGGCCCCACAGCGGCGGCCATAATGCGCGGGCATCCCGCCCCATTCGGTTTCAATCTGGTTGCCGTCGCCGTCCACGAAATATCCGTTTTCGTCGATGGGATATTCCGACTTGTTGGGCCGGGGCGTGAATTCATTCTCCGTGCTGCACCGGGGGCAAACACAGATGATGGAACTTTCTTCCTTGTCCCCTTGGGTGACCTCAATCTTGGGGTTGAACACGTCACCATCGGGGCAGTGCCGG